TGTACCGGTAGCTCCAGTTCCACCTGATAATGTCATTCCGTTTTCTTGGCCTAAGTAGAAAAATTGTCCTACTCCACCGTCTTCGGTTCCATTATTAGTTTGAACTATAATCTTAAGGTCTGGGTTTTGAGCCAATACCTTAACTTGATTACGAGTTGACGATTGTAGTTTCTGAAATGGTGCGTTTACTACTTGTTCGTAATAAACAGTTCCATTTTCGATACTACTGTTAATAGTTTCTGTAAAGTCACCTGTGTTTTTAGCTAATTCAAATAAGAAGAATGTACCGCTACCACTGATGTCTGTAATTAAACCATTTTCCGCGCCTGTAACTGAAACAACTGAACCGCTTAAAATGTATAATTGACGGAGTCCCCCCATGTTGTCTCTACAACCTAGTTGAAATCCTGATGTAATATCACATGCCATAATTTATAGTGTTTTTGTTGTTAATGTTCGGTTAAGCTTAGGCTAAATCGTTAGACACGTAGTAATGTGCGTGACCAATTTGAGTTCCTAATTTGTTTCTAAGTCTGTATTTTAGTGTATCAGAATTGATATCATACCACAATTGGTAGTTTGATGTATCTGAAACTAAATCAGTTCCTACGTACATATCTGATGCAGGTCCTAATACTACTCTTTCTGAGTTTCTTAATCCCCATCCACCTACGATAACTACGTTTGGATATCCTGGTAATGGTACTTCATAGTAACCACCTCTTGACTTCACAGTTGTTGGGTCAAAATGGAATAAGTTCTGTACAGTTAATCCGTTGATGATCCTTTGGAATACTGAGATACCACAGAAGAATGTTAAATCTGGAGCATCAGCTACGTTAGCATCGATACTAGAGATCATTCCTGTTAATTGCTCATATGCAGTTGAACCTGTAATTGCAGTTGCAGAAATTCCTGTTGCTACATTTACATTTGCAGTTGAACCTGAAATAAGATATTTAAATCCATCAGCTTCAGCTGTTACAGTTGAACCAGGAAATACACCAGAAGCCGAAGCGTTCCAGATGAAATCATCATTTGATTGTTGAGCTTTAGCTACTAATTCAGTAGTTAAGTCATTCAATAGTGAGAAAGTTTCTTCATAAGAACCTTCTGGTAAAGCAGATATACCTAGGTATTTCTGAGTTAGTGTTTGTAAGTTCCACTGGTCGAAAGCAGTTCTTTTAGTAACGGTAATATTTCTTTGAGAAAATACTGCTGATCCACTAGGTGTAGTTACTGCATCTCCACCTTGAAAGTAAGGGTCAACAGCAATTTTGTTTAATGGTTCTTGGTATTTAATTCCTTCTTGAATACTTACGTACTCAGCTGTATTTCCTTTATATACAGTTTGAAGAACAATCTTACCTGCTACTTCGTTGTTAAAATCGCCTAATGCGGCTACATTTAATCCCATAATAGTAATAGTTTAATTTTGTTAGTTTAATTATTTTTGAGACATTCTCTTCAACATCAAGTTGTAGCGTTTGTCTGCTTTTGTGTTAGATTCAACTTTTGCGAATTTCACATTTGGTATAGTTTTTTCAGCCGCTGGTTCAGATGAGAAAGCTGCCATTTTGTCCTTCATCGATTTCATTTCGTCTTCGATTACAGCCATTTTGACTTTGATTTCTTCTTTCATCTCCTCAACTTTTGCTTCAACTACTTCACCGATTAGTTCAACAACGTCTTCTAATTTAATTTCAGATAGACCCTCTCCTTCAATATCAGCTTTTTCGTCTTTAATTCCGTCTAGATATCCTTCTTCTTCAGCATCTGTTCTTGCGTCCATTTCATCTTCTTTAGATGCGAATGCTCCTTCGTCTGCTTTATCACCTTTCTTTTCAATGACTACGTCACTTTTATCCTCAACTGCTAGGTCGGCACTGCCTTCACCTTTTTCGTCTGGAAATTTAAGTCCTGTGATTTTAGAATCTTTATCTAGAATAAATTGGATACCAGATTTAGAAATATGTTCTCCCTCAGGTGCTTTAACCATTTTTCCATCTTTGTCCTCTATAAATAGAGTTTGTCCGATAGCAAATTTGCCTGCCTCTTCGTTAGATACTTTAGATCCATCTTCTAGTTCCGCCTTGTCGAATTTTTCAACGTTTGCCTCTACTAAATTAAAGTGTTGTTTTACCAGCTCTTTTAATTCA